TGGCTTCATTTCGGGTCTTCCCGGCTCGTAATCCTTCAACACTTGGTCCAATTGAATCATATAGAAAAACTTCAAGTCTTTGTCTTTAATGAAGTCGCTAACCGTTTTACGGGATTCGCGCACCACTTGCGGATTGGGGTTTTCAAGCAACTTGCGTTTATCAAAGGTGTTGTGCTCGTGCGAAAACACGAGAATCACTTTCATCGGGTCCAATTGAACAAACGGCACTGTGTAGTTCTTTAAAAACGCTTTTTCTTCTGCCAGGCATGCGTCGTTTTCATATGCGTGGTCTTTCAACATTTCACGCCGGAATGCGAATGTGCCGGCAGTTGCGTGATTCGGTCCATACGGCCCAAACTGATACATCTTTCGGAGGTGTTTAAAATAAATGTAAATCTCACTGCTGCCGGCGCATAATGCTTGGGGGTTTTTTAGCAGCATATCCACCGCGTGTGACACGCGCTCCACCGCATAAAAATCGTCGTCATCAAAATACACAATAATGTCGCCCTTGGATTTTTGATGCATCAGGTTTCTTTTTTTCCCCAGAGGCATTTTGGTCTCATATTTGAAATATTTCACATTGGGGTGAGACGCCACCAAGTCTTCTATGGGGTCAGTTCCGTCGTCAATGATAATCCATTCCATTCGGTCCTTGGGATAGTCTTGATGGTCAAAGCATTTAAGCATTGCCGGAATAAATGGACGACGATTGTAGGTAGGGGTGCATACACTTACAAACGGGAGTTCCTTGTATTTAAAACTACCAGCAGCCGCTTTTTTAACGATGGACTTTCCCATACTATAAACAAAGTGCGGTTTTGGTTTGTTGTTTATAGTATATTACATTTTTTATTTATATGTTATTTTACATTATTTATTTTTTGTAAATGTGTAATTGCGCGTAAATGCTATTTAGGTGTTTAAATTCTTAAAATACAAGCGGGCTGCGTTAATGGGGCGCTGAATTGCGACAAAATACATAATCAAATACAATATGATTAGCCCAGTAATAAATCCAATCGCAGAAGTTTCATCCAATTCGGTGTATGCCAAATAAATAACCCATATATTGAAAATGAAAAAGAATATCGGCGCAAACATGGAATACAATTTAACGTAGGACTCGCCGTGAAGAAGGGGGTACACCACAAAAGTTCCAATCATTTGGGCAAGCTGAACCATCCACGTAACGATGACAATAAACATCGGAAGCATGAACATCGTGAGCAATGACCACGAAAATCCACTGCCCCATTCCACGGAGTCTCGTGTCTTCTGATAAAAGCAGCCAATCACTGCTATAAATGCGTTTATACCCATGCCTAACCCAAAAATAAGTGCGAGCAATGGTATTGGCGCCAACAAAATGAGAACCGGCGCCCACGAATCATACAATTCATTTGGCAACTTTTTAAACACGTTGCCGTACTTCTCAAACATCCACACCAACATTTTTCGCACCGTGGTAAATGTATATACAAAGGTGTTGTTCATATATTGCTTCATTCTGGTATATAAAATGCCATCGCCCATTCCCGGTTTTTGGTTCTTGTCTTGAATAATGCTTTCTATTTTTTCTGCTTCTTGGCTGGTAACGCCGCCCAGTTTTTCCATTATCATCTCTAAATACCCGGCAATCTTGAAATAAAGGCCTTTGGCCGTTCCAATAGTAGGGTCGCCAACGTATTGTTTAAATGTTCCTTCGGTGTCGCAGCCATTATTGTGGTCGCTATATGTTTCGCCATTATAACAATACGGCCATTTGGTGCGTTCGGTGGGAAACAACATATTCAAGTTTATCGCATTTTCACTTACGACCTTTTTTTCGGCAAAAAACGCCATGTTGGTGAGCAAAATACTCAATACAAACAATTCAATGAAAAAGGTGATAAAACTCATGAAAAATTTACCCCATTGCCCCATATTCAATGACTCTTCTAATGCCTTTGACGATTTCTTACGGTCGCTTTGCTTGGTATTTTGTTTTTCATTGTCCGGGGTGTCTTCTTCTTGGTCTTCGTCTTGGGTTTCGTCTTGGGTTTCGTCTTGGTCTTCTTGGTCATCCTCTACTACCGGCGCATTGCTATCTTCTGATGTATTATTCATAACGGTTTGTAAATACTAGAATATTTTAATTTTGATTTTTGATTTTTGAATTTTGATTTTTGATTTTTGATTTTTTAACAAAATACAAGGGAGGGGGTATATATACTACTAAAATAATTTATCTAGCATACATTAACCCGCAATTTCCCGCCATAAATGTCAATATATTATATCTCTCTTCCATTAAAATCATATCATAGGTGTAGGTATAAATATTCCAAGTCGGTTTATTGACACCAATGACTTCTTTTGTAATGGGGTCGCAAATGGTCAGCACTTGGGCATATGGGTCCATCGGCGGGTAATGTGTGCTTATTTCCAATTCAATTTGCGTAAATTTACTCATATTTATTGCGCCCGTGGGTTGCTGTTCCAAGGGGTCCGTATTCAAGCAAAAATTGTAGCAATACAGCCCGGGAGGCGCAGCGCCACTGGTGCGCGTATATTTTTCAATGTAATTATACACCCCCGCATCCAGCACATTTTCACGGTATTTTCCGTTCAATATAATCCCCATAGTTTGTAATATTTCGCGCTGGTTTTCGCTTTTAAAATCGCCGGTAATATGAATGCCGGTTCGGCGCAAATCAACCGGGTTTATACCCGGCCCAATTCCTGCTCTCGGCCCATTTTTGGGCAAGTCGGCAAACCCGGTAATCGTCCAACTGCCGTCATCATCCGCCGGAATAATGTCATACGGCAAATAATTATACGGCCAATTTGTGTAATTAGACCATTCATTCCGTTGATTCACGTCACTGCGTCTAAAATAAAACATCCAATTGGATACCATACCCAGCGAATTCTCTATTTTAACACGCCGGTTTCCGGTAATGTTGTTAAATTCCCAATCATACACGGCCTTGATTAAATACTGCTGTTTGTTGGCGGCAAACACCTTGGTTTCATCGCTGGAAAGGAAGCAGTACGTTGCCATAATATGGACATCCGCATTCCAATCGGTGCGACGGTCGGTGAAAGAGGTGTCCCGCAACGCAACGTCGGGGGGCGGCTGTAAAAACCGAAACAACTGATGTTCTGGCTGATTGAAGTCCGGGCGTATGGTAGGCCACCCGTTTTCGGCATCTAACACGTCACGAATCGTAAATAACTCTTGCACTGGGCGAAGCGTGACATCTATTTGAAGCATGTTGTATTGCAGGCACACCAGCGGAAACGCCATTGCGGCGCTCAATGTGAACCAAGCATTGATGGGGATGTATAGTTTTCGTCCTCGTATGGAGGGTTCGGCGCCTTGAACATTGGCGGTGTAGTATGCGTTTGGATATTGATTTATACGCGCACCGGAACACCCCGGATTATACAATTCAGGAACATTGCCGGTCATGTGGTTGTATTTCTCTTTTTTGGCGGTGTCAAAATCCCGCTGTGCCAGTGCCAGTAAATACCGGCCGCTGAACTTTTGGAGAATTTGCCCGCCAACAGAAATCACCACTTCCTTTATCATCTGCGACCCAATGTTTTCAATCCATTTGAATTCATACGGCGCCCACATATCATTTGCGGTTTTGGGCGGCATAATTGGACTCCATATTGTGGGAAGCGTGACTACCACATACGTGTCCATCAATAAATCGGCGTATCGTGGAACATAAAAAGTGAATTTGGATTCTTCGCTGAGGCGCAATTTACGCTGGCCGTCAAAGTCAATTCGGAACTTTTGAAGACCAAAATTCGTATATTTTTTATATGTGGATTTGAAAAATGATTTTTGTGGATTTGAATTTAATATAACATTTTGATTTCCAGTTGCCACTAAATTTAGTAGTCCTCCTGCCATTTCTATTAATATTCTGTATAAAAGAGGGGCGGTAAAAGAGGTGTTGTATATATTATAACATTTTATTATCTTTATAATATAACACCCCATCAATATCAACCAAATTCAACACCATTAAATATTATAAAAAATGATAAAACTAAAACTTACGCAGAGAGAATATGGTATTATAGGCATTATTTTAATCATTGTTGGTGTGTGGCAATTGTTGCGCATGTCAAAATATACAGTTCAAGCGCGGGCTTCTGAATATCCGGCAGCGGCTTCTACAACCTTATTCGCAGTTGAAGGGTTTGAAACTGAAAACTCAACTTTACCGG